GGAAGAAGCACAGGCCGCCACACTCCATTCTCTCAACCTGCTTCGACCTACATTCCGTGCCGATGATTCGGAGATCTGGTTCAGTTGGAACCCGCGGCGCAAGTCCGACCCGGTTGACGTGATGCTTAGGGGGCCAGCGCCACCGACCGGCACCACCGTTGTAAAATCGAATTGGCGGGATAACCCCTGGTTCACACGGGTGTTGGAACAGGAGCGCCTCGATTGCCTCAGGACACAGCCGGACCAGTATGACCATATCTGGGAGGGTGGCTATATCACTGTGGTCGATGGCGCTTACTATGCCGCTGCGCTGAATGCCGCGAAACTGGAAGGGAGGATCGGCAGAGTTGCGGCGGATCCTCTCATGACGTTGAGGGCCTTTTGTGACATCGGCGGGACTGGGGCCAGGGCTGATGCCTTCACGATGTGGATTGCTCAGTTCATCGGGCGAGAGATCCGTGTGCTGGATTACTACGAGTCTGTCGGCCAGCCGCTGGCCACTCACCTTCAATGGATGCGCAACCGAGGCTACACGCCGGAACGCTGCCAGGTGTGGCTCCCTCATGACGGCGAGGCGCAGGACAAGGTGGTGGATGTTTCCTACGAGTCGGCCATGAGTGATGCCGGTTACAAGGTCACAGTGATCCCTAACCAGGGTAAAGGTGCCGCAAAGATGCGTGTGGAGTCGGGCCGGCGCCTGTTCCCCTCGATGTGGTTCAACTCTCCCGAGGACGCGGATCCCGAGAAAACTCCAACGTGCAACGGTGGCCTGGGTGCAATCGGCTGGTATCACGAAAAGAAAGACGATGCCCGCAATATCGGCCTGGGACCGGAGCATGACTGGAGCTCGCACGGTGCCGACAGTTTTGGGCTGATGTGTGTAGCATACGAGCAGCCGAAGACCGAGCAGCAGGATGACTGGCGCTCCAGGAGGCCGCGGGCTGGCTACCGGAGTGCATACTGACCGCCTGACGAGGCCCCGATGTCCCTGACCCGCACAGCGAAACCGGTGAAGGCTCCCCCGCCGCTCAATATCTGCTGGAAGGCGCGGAAGACCAGGCACCCGAGCCGGAAGCGGGCGCTGAGCGCGGCTAACACCTCGATGTCAAGTAACTGCGGGATTAAACTGAGAATTTACAAGTGCTGGCATTGCAAAGACTGGCACTTAACCTCGCAGCCGGTTAGGCTGTGACTACCAGGAGGGTGGGCGATGAGCAGAAGATACGGTAGGAATCAGAAGCGCAGGGCAAGGGAAGAGATAACGGCACTTAGACAGCGATGTCAAGTCACCGAACATTTTGCCGACCGGTGGGAACAATCGGCAAAAGTCGAAAGGGGTGAGTCCGCAAGAGCTACTGGCATGCTCCGACAGGTCATAGATATGATTGAGAGGGTATGCCCAAACTCCATAATACTACCACCTAAACAAATCAAAGGGATACATGAACGTGAAAAACTGACACTGCAACAACGAAGCGTAAAAATGCGTCCGTTTTTAGCTCCTGGGACCACTACAGACACAGTAACCTATCACACCGTATCGACTCATGCGCTGAGGTTGTTCCTTGAATCCAACTACGAAACCCTGCAAAAAGTTGTTCACCTCACTTATAACGCAGGCGGCCACTCGGCGTATATGCTCTCGGAGCAGGCATTTTGTGAAATGACCGATTTGGAAATCATCCAACAAATCGGGCCGGTGCTGGTGGCTCAACTTAGGAAGGAACGGGGATTCCACCTATGACCGATCCCCTCGCCTCCACGACCGAACAATTCACCATCCGCCCGTTGAAATCCTGCCACACCTGCGCCGAGAATCACTCGACCAACGCCGGGTGCTCGCCATGTCAGGAGTGTCGGCGCGAGGAGTCGATGATCAACCCGAAGCCGAGGCACCGAGGTAAAGAATAAAAATTCATTGACAATCTCTTGAACCGGTGTTAATGACAGACTTGATTGGAGTTTTGCCAGTTAGTACGGAGTGGGACCCCTACAGAGGCCGGAGGTGGTTATGTAGCTGGCAAGATCCCTGACTAGCATCAACCAGGATGCAGGGCCGTGAGACTCGGCCTCTCACTAGTAATCAAAGGGACAATCCCAAAAGATAGCCGGATCAGGCGAAGCCGGCAACGCTCAGTGAAGGCATAAGGGCGCGACGAAAACAGAATCAAGCGGGGCAGGCTCTCAATGCTGCCCCACGAAACAACCAGGCGGGACCACCATTAAAACGGCGGTCTCGCCTTCTTTTTTGCCTACCAGGAGGGCACATGCGGGTAGCACCAAGCCTCGGCTACAACATCATGTACGGCATCGCGGACACGTTCGAGACGGCGGCCAGCCTGCTCCAGGGCGAGATGCGCAAGGCGTATGACCAGTACGATGTGGAGCTCCTTGGGGGGCTCAACGTCAAGGACGACGCCAAGAACCGTTTCAATGTGGCGCGGGAGGTCTACCTCACCACGAAAACCTCCCCCGAGGACAAGGCCGTGACAGCCGTCGACGTGGCGCTGCAGGCTGTAGGCGGGAAGCGCAAGGCGAAACAGGCAGAGGTGAAGGCATGAGCAGTAAGGTCGTCGGACGCATAGGCAAACTCAAGGGCCCAGGCGGGATCATCAGGGAGTTCCACCACCTGAAACTGATCGACCAGGACGAGACCGACCCGACACAACTGAACAAGCCGCGGTTCGAGCGAGCAATGATGCTCTATCGGCCCGAACTTAAGGGCCGATCCACCTACATTCCCGGCAACTGCGCCTGGAAATACCTGGACCCGAAAGACAACGAGGATGTCCACGATCAGGACGTGGAGAACTTCTCCGATGTCTGTAAGGCGCTGGCCAGCAACATGAAGTTGAACCCCTTCGGGAATTTCCTGCTGGAGATGCGGTCGATCCGCATGTGTAACCTGCTGCATCATCGCTCGAAACTCATGTACATGACCAGTTACTTCCTGTGCAACACCATCCAGTTAATGGAAGTCGAACTCAACGAGAAAAACGTCTATCGGCTGCTTTCCTACGTCCAGGATGGCCTACGCGACCTGCAGACCATGGCGCTACCACTCCCCGAGGAAACCGTCGACGTGGGCGAGGTGACCTACACGCTGTACCGCAACGACGAACCGATTGTGCGCGAGGCACCCCTTACCATCAAGCAGGGCGAGCTCAAAACCGGGGTAATCCACTAATGGCGCGTGGCCACAAGCTCGACAGTCCGGAGAACCAACGCCTGCTGGCGGATCTGAAAAGATACCAGCGCCAGGCGCGGCTCGCTCACATGGACAACCGCAAGCAGATGGCCATCGACGCCGATTATTACGACTCTATCCAACTCACCACTGAGCAACTCACCGTACTTGATGACCGGGAACAGCCGATCCAGATTTGGAACGTCATCAAGGGGCCGATCAACTGGGCGACCGGTGTGCAAGAGAAGACCCGCCTTGACGAACTTGTGCTCCCCCGCAAGCGCGCCGACGAGAAGGACGCCAAGACCAAGAACAAACTGATCAAGTACGACCACGACGTTAATTACGCCGAGGTCATGCAGTCCATCGCTTTCAAGCACGCGGCCATCGTTGGCGTGGGTTACCTCGATATCTCGGCCCGCCCTGACCCGGACAACCCCCTGTTCTACGGACACGTAGACTGGCGGGATATGTGGTGGGACAACCTCGGCAAACGGCCTGACTATTCCGACTGGCGCTACATGTTTCAAGAACGCTGGATCGACCTGGACTCCGGCAAGATGCTGTTCGAGGACCGGCAGAGGGAACTGGAGGACGCGGCGCAGGACACCAACAGCCGCTACCCATACAACCCCGAGGACTCGTACGTGTTCGACGACGCGACGGACGGCGTGAGCAGCGATTACGGTATGACGTTCGGCAACTCCATTGAAGGGTTCCGTAACCGGGTCAAAATCGTCCACATGCAGTATCGTAAGCCGGCCGCCGTCAAGGTGCTCAAGATTAAGGGCCAGGATTACGGCGCCCTGAACAACATCACCTACCGACCCGACGACGAACTGCACGCGCACCTGGCGAAGTACGGCTACGCGAACCTGGAGACTGAGAAACGTATGACCATGAGGCATGGTCTCTGGTGTAATTCCGTGTTCCTCAGGGACATCCCTTCGCCGTACAACCACAACACGTTCACCTGGGTGCCGATCTTCTGCTATCGCCGGGACCGGGACGGCATGCCTTACGGGATGGTGCGCGATCTGCGCTCCCCGCAGGACGACCTGAACGCTCGCAAGGCCCGGGCCTACTTCCTGATGTCGACCGAGAAGATCATCGCGGAAGTAGGAACCATCCTCGGCAGCATCGAGCGGACCCGCGACGAGTACAATCGGCCCGATGGCGTGGTGATCGTAGAGAAGGGCGCGCTTTCGGGGAACCGGATCAGGTTCGAGAACGGCCTGGCAGCGGCACAGCAACACATCGCTGTTGGGCATGAAGCTGAATCATTCGTCCACAACATCTCCGGCGTTTCCATGGAGCAGCAGGGGCAGAGCAAGCGGGATCTCTCCGGTGTGGCGATCGAGAAACTGGAGAACCAGGGATCCACCACCAATAACTCGCTGTTCGCCAATTATTTCTTTGGATTGCAACTAGCCGGCGAGATCGAGCTCTCTAACATAGAGCAGTTCTACAACGCCGAGATGGAGCTCAGGATTACCGGCGAGACGCAGCGCCACGAGTTCGTGAACATCAACAGTGTGGACGAACAGGGACAGCCGGTCAACAGTATCACCCGGGCCAAGTGCGATTACAAGCTCGCCAAGGCAGACTACCGGGAGACCATGCGGCAGGCCAACCTGGAAAGTCTCGGCGCGCTGATCACCACCATGATCAAGACCAACGGCAAGGGGCAGGAGTGCGGTATCGCCATGCTGGACGTGTACGTCGATCTGTACGACGGGCTCCCCGGGAAGGAAGAGTTGCTGGCCCGCATCCGCAAGATCACCGGGCAGGAGGCGCTCGACGAGGACCTCACCCCGCAGGAGAAGCAGCAGAAAGCCCTTGAACACCAGAAGAAGCAGCAGGCGGCGGACCAGGCGCAGCAGATTCAGCAGCGCATGATCGGGCTGGAACTCGACGAAAAGGAAGCGAAGGTCCAGGGGCTCAAGGCGAAGGCTCTCAACGACCAGGCCGCGGCGCTGGCGAAGAACATCTCGGCGTTCCTGGAGGCGATGGAGACGGCAGGGACCGTGGCCGTGGCTCCGGGGCTCGTTGAAGGTGCCGATCAGATCATTGAGGACGCCATGACGGCGGCGCAGGGGCGGCATCCGATGCAACAGGCCCCGCAAGCACCGCAGGCTCCCCCGCAGGCCGCACCGCAACCGCAGCAAACAATGCAGCCACAAGGAGGGTCTCCTGATGTCCAGAGCCAAGGGCAGTAACGCTATTGTCTCTCCCGATGAGAATCACTGGGAGAAGGAAGAAGATGTCCGCGCCCTCGCCCGCGCTCATGCCATCAAGAAGGACCCCGAGCGGCACAAACGGGCATTGCTTCACGCTAAGACCATGAAAGGCGAGCACGAACGGCGTGCCGCCGAGAGTAAGGCCATTGTGGATATGGCCAATAAACCGAGTAAATAGCAGCACGACAGGAGGTCCACCAGATGTTCATAGGCCAGATAGGCAGGGTTCACATCCTCAGAGATACGACTGAGGCGGGCGGCGCGGGCGGCGCCGGCCAGGTCGAAGCAGGAGCGGCATCGACGACCGAGACCGCCAGCACCCACGAGGAAACCGCCAGTACCGGCGCCGGCAGCATCCCCGAAGGGTTCACCAAGCAGGAGTGGGACAACCTCACCCCTGGGGAGCAGGCGGGCTTCGCCATCACCAACGAGCAGATCGCCGACGAGGAAGAAGATTTCCCCAACCCCGACGATCTCGACGGAATCCTGGAGGAAGGCGGGGAGGCAGCGGCAAAGCCTGAAGCGGCCAAACCTGCCGACACCACCGGGACCGAGCAGGTCAAACCCGCCGATGCAGCAGCGGAGACGACCACCACCGATGCGGCCCCGCTCGTCAGCGACGAGGATCTGCTGGCCACCCGCATCAACGTGCCAGCACCGGAACTGGTCAAAGGCATCCCTGAGGACTGGAAGGCGAAGTTTGCCGAAATCGACGCACAGTTCAAAGAGGGCGACCTGGACGACGACGCCAGGGACGCGGCAAAAGAGGAATTACGGCAGGAACTCTCCGACTGGAAGATCCAGCAGCGCGAAACCGCCCGGGAGAACGCACTTTGGATAGCCGAGCAGCGCACTTTCCTTGACGCCCGCCCATCCGAATACAAGGAGTTCCTGGAAGACGGCAAGACTTTCACAGACCGCAGCGAGATGCTGTTCGGTGCGCTGTCGTCACAGGTGGCGAAACTCCTGAGGGACCCGGCCAACAAGAACAAGACCGGCATGCAGATCCTGATCCAGGCGGATAAGGTCGTATGCAAGACCTTCAACATCACCCGGGGCGCGAAGCCTGCTCCGGCGGCAGCCGCGAAACCGGCAGAACCGGCGAAACCTGTAGCACCGCAGGCGAAACTCTCCAAGGACGCTGTGAATCTATCCACCGTCCCGGCAGCCGGTACGCACGACACCGACCCCTTCGCATGGCTGGACAACCTGCAGGGAATAGCTAAGGAAGAAGCACTGGCGGCGCTCACCCCGCAGCAGGAAGCGGCATATATGCGCGGGGCGCGGGGTTAGTGGGGAGACTCCTGAAAGAGGTACGTTTCGACAGTGGGGTGCTGTTCACCTTCGCAGGGCAAGCCATCGTCATTAAGGTGAAGCGTGCCAACCATTCAGACAACAGCGTAAAACTGATCATTGAAGCAGCCCCCGAAGTACGCATCAGCGATGCTTCAGGGGTGACCGGAGTCGATCCGGTACTAAAAAACCGCCAGGACGGCTAAAAAGGAGCAAGAAAAATGGCACAGACAAGCGTAGCCACCAATTCGTCGCTCGCCGTCCAGCGGTATTCCTCGATGCTGGCCGTCGACATCGCAAGGGATGCCTATTGGAACTCGAAGTTCATGGCGTCCGGTAAGTCCCCCACCATGCCGATCTGGCGCCTGACCGACCTCGAGAAGATGCGCGGCGAGTCGATCCGGTACTACCTCAGCATGCAGCTCCGCGGCAAACCCGTTCAGGGCAGCCAGAAAGCGGACGGCACCGCCGAGCAGTTGGACAATTACAGCGATGTGGTCTTCATCGACCAGCTTCGCAAGGTGGTCTCCGCAGGCAACAAGAACGACCAGCAGAAGACCATGCTGGAGTTCCGCGACATCGGGCGCTCCCGCCAGTCCGAGTACATGATCCGTCTGTTCGACGAGACCATCACCATGTACCTCTCCGGCGCCCGCGGCAACAACAACGACTTCATCGAGGACACCACGTTCACCGGGTACGCCGGCAACACCTTCGTCGCTCCCGACTCCAACCACCAGATGTTCGGCGGCGAGGCCCAGAGCGCGGCCACCATGACCGCCGACGATAAGTTCGGCCTTAAGTTGATTGACCAGGCCATTGCCAAAGCTAAGCGGCAGGGCGGCGGCACGGCGCGTATCCCGAAACTCCAGGCGCCCAAGGTCGGTGGGAAAAAGCGTTTCCTTTGCGTCATCGACCCCATTCAGGAATACGACCTGCGCCGCGAGCAGGGCGAGCTCGGATGGGCGCAGATCACCAAGGCACTGTCCACCGGCAAGGGCGACCAGGAGTCGAACTTCACCCGGGACGCCCTCGGCATCTACCGCGATGTCGTCATCCAGGTGCATGAGGCGTGCATCCGCTTCAATACCTGGGGCGCTGCCGGCAACCTCCCCGGCGCCAGGGCGCTGTTTTGCGGCATCCAAGCAGGCGTGCTCGCCATGGGTCAACCTGGCGAGGCCAATACCTTCACCTGGGAAGAGGAATGGAAGGACTTCAAGTACGTCCTGGAAATCTGCACCGGCACCAGGTGGGGCGTGAAAAAGACCACTTTCAACGGTCTCGACTTCGGCGTCTTCGCGCTCGACACCGCAGCAGATCCGGCATCCGTCAACGTGTAACCAGCCAGGGGGGCTGTAACCGGCCCCCCGTAACTATCGTCATAGTCGGAGGAAAACAAAATGGCACAGACCATTAACTACTTCAGCAAGGCGCTCGGTGCTACCCCGGCCGCCAATCATAACGCGGGGACCCCGCAGCCCCTGCAGGGCTCCCGGCCGACACTCACTCAGCAGATCATGGGTATCCCGGTCATGTCGCACAGCGATTATGTCTTCTCTGCCGCTGGCGACCCGCTGGCAACCAATGACATCTACGTTGTTGGTTGCCTCCCGAAAGACCACGAACTGCTCGACGTTATCATCGAGTTCGGGGACATCGATGCAGCCACCGCCCTGGTCTTCACCTTCGCCCAACTGCTTCAGGACTTCACGGACATCGTGGCTGGCACCGAACTGGTGATCAACACCGCCGGAGCTCAGGCGGGCGGCGTGGTGCGCGCTTCGAACGTGGCCGGCATGGTCCAGGCATCCAGCACATCTGACCAGTGGTTCGGTTTGAAAGTCACCACCGGTTCTCCCGGGCAGGTCAACGCTGCTGCAGTCGCCCGCGTGGTCATGGTCTACGTGCCGAGCGAAACCTACTCCGTCACGTTACCGGCCGCCCTTTACCCGTAACCTAGTCGCGGGGCTTCGGCCCCGCAGCAGTCCACTACCTCACAAGGAGGAAGGCAATGAAGACCCTTATCGCAATCGCTTCCCTGCTCGCCTTGGCCATCATCGCCATGGCCGGCATCGCAAACGCCGACATGCTCGACAGCCACACGAACCCCACCGCGCTGTTCTCGAACCAGAAGGCCACCGGGACCACCGCGATCTATTCCAACCCGGGCCACTTCGGGCAGAACACCAAGGCCACCGCCCTGTTCAGCCTCTACTCGTCCGGTGCCGTCACCACCAGTGGCCTGATCAACGGCACCACCTCACTCCAGTGTGGGGCGACCAGCACCGGCCCATGGGTAGGCATGAAGGACAAACTCGGCAATGCTGTCACACCCACGGCGAACTCCATTTACGAACTGGACAGCCTGTGCCTCTGGGTGCGAGCCGCCTGGACACCCACGGCCATCTCCACCAACCGGGCGCTGTCGGTCTATCTGCTCACCGGCAACGTGAGCCCGTTCGCACCGTAACCAACGGGGGCGGGCCCCGCGTGGAGCTCGCCCCACTTTACCAGGAGGGTCGTCATGCTGATCAAATGCAACATCAAAAGGGAAGGCGCCACCATAATGAACCACTCGGGCGTGAATTACACGTTCGACATCCTGCCGAGCAGGACCGGCAACGAAGTGGACAAGGTGTGTGAGATCTGCGCTGAACACGCCATACAGAGGTTTTTGGACTCGGGCGGGCTGTACGAGGAATGGAAGCCGGAAGAACCGGAAGAAGTCAGACAGGATGTGAAGGACTGGGTGGACGAATCTCTAGCGGACATGGGCTATAAACCGCTGCATTGCAAGCATGGCATGGCCTCGAATCAGCACTGCCCCGAGTGTTCACCGATAGAGCAAAACCAAGCGCAGGAGAAACCGAAAGGCAAAGGCGGGCGGCCCGCGAAAGAGAAGCCGATCCCTTCAGGAGAAGGACCTGTAACGACACCGTTCTCCGACGATCTCGGAACAGAGCGGGAACCGGCCGGCCAGACGGGACCGGCCAATGAAGTACCCAAACCTGAAAACAACGGCGATGGGCTTGCCGAGCTTTTTTAAATCTCACAGCAAACGGAGGACATGATGGCCGGGACCAGGAGCACATTGAAGCGCGATACCGTGAACACCCCCGTCCAGGCTTTCTGCCCGGACCCGACCAAGAGCATGGCTCCGATCAACATGGCGAACGCTGGCCCGGTCTCGCTGGCGAACACGCGGATTTTCAACATGAACGCGGGCGGCGACTACGACATCACCGGCTGGCTGGCGCTCAATATCTCCCCGACCGCCACCGACTGCAAGATCTACTTCAACGGCAACACCACGTTCACCAAGACCGTCAGGCACGGCCAGGACAACGTGATCTATGTCCATGAGCGCGTCACGTCCATCACGCTCATAGGGACCGACACAAGCGTAGAAATACAGGGGATGTAGGGAGGTTTCCGTGGATATCGTCGACTTCTACTGTCTGGTGTTCCATGCCCGCAGCTGGCGGCATCTGCTCGTCGCTGGTGCGCTGGTCCTCGCCTTCCTGCTCACGGCAACCTGCCAGCAGGCACACGCCGCCGTCCCGTCTCCGGCCCTTCAGGAGACCTTCGGCAACGAGGGGGGTCTGACCAAGGATGATGGAGGCTGGACCAAGTACGGCATCAGTCAGAAAGGATCAGGCAAGACTGAGGCGCAGATCAAGGCTCTGACACTGGAATCCGCGGCCGCCTGGTACCTGGTCAACGTATGGCAACCCCTTGGGCTGGACCGGGTGCCGTCGCAGATCATCGCCAACGAGATCTTCGATTCGGCTGTGAACGAGGGGACCGGGACCGCTGCCCGCCGTATCCAGCAGACCATCAACCTCTCCAACGGCAACAAGCCCGACATCAAGGTCACCGGGCGCCTGGGCGCCATCACTTGGGCGGCATTCGACGAATGCGACCTGATCGAGTTCTATGTAAACTGGATCATCTTGCGCGGGACCCGATATCAGGCGTTGGTGACGAAGGACCCGGCCAAGTTCCAGCAATATTTCAAGTCGTGGACCTACCGGCTCAAGAACAACGTGGCGCTTGCCGTGAAGGAGTACCAGCAGGCCAGAAGCCGCAAGGTCAACTTGGAAGATGCCCTCAAGGACCCGGGGCAGTGAACTGTCGGCTACGCCGGCCGGAATGGGAGCAGGAAGACTGCCATACCTGTGATACCTGCAGGGTGGCCGATGGAGGGGACGCCGTGGTACCGATAATCACACCGACGCCTGCGCAGATCATCCGCTGTGCTGAACTTTGCGCAGCCAGTTACGATCCCGACGACACCCGGTTCATCGACGTAGGGGAACATCGGTTCGGGTGGATCATCGAAGACGGTGTGGGGTATCTGGTGTTCAGGGGTACAGACAACCCGTTGGAACTGTTGGAGGATATTGAGGCTGTGCCGGTGCGCACCCGCACAGGGTATCTGGCTCACGCTGGGTTTGTGGGTGTTGCTGACACCTTTGCGGATTACATCATCTCCCACCCGCTGTACGGTAACCCGCCGATCATCATCACCGGCCACTCTCTGGGCGCCGCCGTAGCGCTACTAATGGCCGAATCGCTTTCGCCCTGCCCGGTCGTCCACTTTGGCTGCCCGCGCACCTATTCCCGGCTGGACGAGACGTACCCACCGACCAACCAGACCAGGATCGTGAACTCAGGGGACCCGATACCGGATGTGCCCGGGCCGATAGCATGGCGCCATCTTTGTGACGCGAGGATCTTGGGCGACGAGATCCCGCTTTTGAAATACCACAGCATCGACCTTTACGTTTCACGTCTGAAGGAGGCTCAGGATGCAGTGGTTCAGTAACCATATCCCGCACTGCATCTCTGTCTTGACGACCTTTGCGGCCATAGTCTTCAAGATTAACCACGTAATCGACGCTTCACATAGAATCATTTACAGCAGTATTTGGCAACTGGCATGGGCGGCTTTTCGTGGCAAGCCATGCCTACAACAGGCAGAACAACCGGAAAACCCGGTAATATCGACAGGAGGTAGTGACATGAGTTTGCAGACTTTTTGGGTGGATTTCGTGGCAGATCTTAAGGACATCGAACCGATCCTCGATAAGGTCCTTAACGTAGCATCACAGTTGGCTCCGGTGGCTGAAGTGGTCGAAACTGCCACCGGCAACGCAGCACTGGTCCCGATCACCCAGACGGTGGCAGGACTAGTGAAGACGGCGGACGTTGCCGTGCAGGCCGATGAGGCAGCAGGCAGTACGGGGAGTACCATCGTGACTGGCGCATCCAGAGTGGCAGGTGCAGTTGCCGATTCCGGCCTGGTCAACGCCACCGCAGCGAGCCAGATCGAGACGGATACCACTACGGTACAGTCGGTACTGCAGGCAGCGGAGCCGTTGGTCCAGGCCTATACCGTCCAGGGGTAAGAGCATTTAACATCATGCGAAATAGCCCTCTCCTTCGAGGGGAGGGCTATTGTCCAAGTGTGGCGGCCTGGGCCTGACGAGCAGCCAAAGGAAGACACCATGACTCAACTTGAACCGGAACTTGGTGCTATGACCGTTGTGGGCGCCCTTATGGCATGGGAATTGACACGTCAAGCCATTTCCTACTTCTTTAAAAAACTCACCAAAGACGATTACATCACAAAATCCGCTCACGAAGGCTGCCAAAAACAGGGTGACGAGGAACTGAAAAAACTCACACAAATGGTTTCAACCATGCGGGGGATACTTCTTGTCATGGCTGTCAAGGAAGGCATACCTGCGGAGCAGCTTCAAAAACTCACGGAGTAAGCCATGACCACTGTTGCAGACATCGTTTTCGGAGCTCTCCCGCGGATCCCAAAGGTAGAGGCGAGCGGGACCACGTTCGTGCAGGCCATCAACTACGTGGCATCGATGCTGGCCCGCCGTATCATCTTGCGCCGGAGCGACTTGCTGGCGACTCAGGAAGCCATCTTTACTCTAGTCTCTGGTACGCCTTATATCCCGGCTTCCGGTGACATCCCTGCCGTCCCTGCCGTCCCTTCGCAAACGCTCTACAACCTGCCGGCCGGGTTCGTATCGCTGGCCGAGGCACCTTTTAACCCGAGGGCACACCAAGGGTACGATTACCCTGACGATTACACACCGTCCTATGGGGATTATTCCGACCATTGCCGGTGCGGTGACCGCAGAATGGACCTGGAACCGCTCACTGGGCCGAGATCATGGTTCGAACATCGCCGTTGCTGGTCTCCGAGTCACTTCAACCTCCTGGGGCAGCAGATTGAGTTCTTGCCGAAGTTAAATTGGGTAGATCCGTCATGGGTCCCGCCTCCTGCTCCGGCATGGTGGGCGGGGACCTGGCCGCCGCCGATCGAGATCCACGCCCGATACTATTCTCTCCCGCTCCCGGTGGCGGCCCCCGCTGATGTGATCCCCTTCAACGGCATGTTCGACCAAGCATTTTTCCAGGGAGTTCCACGTGTGGTCACCAAAGGTCTAGCGGTGATCCAGGCAGACCAAGACTTCGAGGTGTTCATTCAGGCAGAGGTCGACACCATACTGATTGCCCGCACTGAACCGCTGCCTGAGCGCAGGATGAAACGCAGCAATTACATGTGAGGTTGAGATGAGAATATTTACTTTCGCGGTTATTATCTTGGCCTGGTCACATTTTGCGTTCGCCGCGGCAACGCCGTCTGTCAAGACTTTCGGGTGTATCAGCACATCCCAAGGCAAGGTATGCGCCGGGACTTCCCATGATACTTTCAGGATCGTTGGGGGTCTGGGCGGCAACAGTGTGTCAACAAACTGCTTGGAAACATACGGACCTGGCTACCACGTCGTTTCCTACTCAGCCACCACCGGGCTTTACACCTGCTCGGCTGACGCTACCACGGTCTATACCTTCGACCCAGAAGCAGCCTATCTCGGGTCGCTTGCACTCCCCGTTTCCTTTATTCAGAACCAAAGGTTTTTCGTGCAGTTCGGAGGGGCAGGAGTGACCGGAATTGTTCAGTCTTTGTTATCACAATCTGTTAGCACAATGGCTATAGGTGATCTGCAAAAGTGGGTCAACATGATAAATGGGGGATCTCCGGTCACAGGATTCTCCTTGGTAGGGTCGTTTCCTACAGTAACAGGGGTTGGACTATCCGTGGGCAGTGTTTACGCACTTACGACATCTGGTTTAGTTCTCGCCCAAGGGAACTCTCTTTCAACAATGCCTGGTATCTGCGTCGCGGTAACGTCTTCATCATGCCAAGCAGGGGGACTTTATACGGCGGCATCAACAATAGGCAATGGGAATATCGGGGCTACGGTCTACGTATCGCCCACTACCGCAGGAGGCATGACTACCACTGCTCCATCGAGCGGTCAATATATGAATACCCTTGGTACTCTCACCGCACCGAATACGATAACCCTCAATCCTTCGCTTGACGTATTCGGGTTCTGATATGAGGCTCCTAGCGATCATACTGCTATTCCCGTTGTTGATCGCCTTCTCCTATGACGGTCAGCAGGTCTATACCGTCAACGGGCGTATGTTTCCGGTATCGGTCAATGGGATACTGCTCACTGGGGGGCCCAACATAGAAATATTCCTCTCAGCCGGCTCGGTGCTCGGTGGAACTGTGACCGCTTCGGGACTGATATTTGGGACTACAAACACAACCAGCGGGTCATCAATGGGTGGTTCTGTAATTGTCAGCACGTCTGGAGGAACCGCATCTTCGCGCGTTTCGGCAGGATCGAGCATGGGCGGATCGGTGATAGTTTCCTCAGTAAATAGTACAGCAGTTACAGTTTCATCTGGCATGTCTACATCTTATGCCATGCTTTCTATATCTGCACAACGGGTGGCTTCGGCTGTAGTTTCGCAGGGTAATGCATTTGGATCATCTGCTTCGGCCTCAGTCAGCGTGATAAACAAGTCAGTCACCGTTTCGTCAGGTTCAACCTACGGTGGAAGTGCTCAAGGGGGAGGAACCTCAACTATTTCTACGTATGGGAATTCTATAGTATCTAGTGGTTTCTTGATAGGTTCTGCACTTCAGTCAGGGCTACAATATGATATTGATACTGCATTAAGCTCTGGGTTTTACGAAGGTGGTAGTGTAGTGGCTATTGGAACCACAACAAGTGGTGTGGTTAATGGCAATTCTATAGTATCTTACGGCTCTGCGTTCGGTGGGTCTGTAGTATCTGCCACTGTCGGCAACGCTTCGACAACAGTAACAACTGGGTTTACGCTTGGTAGTTTGGTAACAACGTCAGGACTCATATTCGCCTCAACTACAGTATCGTCCGGTTCTTCTCTAGGCAGTTCCGCAAGTGGCACAAGCGCTAAATTAGGCAATTCAACGGTTTCAAGTGGTTCAACTTTCAATGGTACTATCTTAGCAACGGGTAACGCCTCGGTTACTGTTTCCAGTGGGTTTTCATTGTACTACTCCATGTTATCTATCTCAGCACAGAAGGTTGCGGATGCTGTGGTTACAGCACAAGGTAGTATGTTTGGTGCTTCAGTAAATAGCGTAGGTAATGGACATACTGTAGCATCAGCGGGCGATATTTTTAGTGGTACTGCTTTAGGTGCTGGTACTGTAATTTCATCCGCCCCCTCTGCCCCAACCCTTACCCTGACCGCTACGGCATCAGGCAGCATCACGGTAAGCTGGGGAGCGGTCACAGGGGCGTCCTCATATAACCTCTACTGGCTGGCAGGCTCAACAGGCCCGACAGCGGAAAATGGTTCAGACGGTGCAACAAAGGTTCCAAGTGTCACCAGCCCATACACCCTCTCAGGGCTGACGGCAGGCTCGACCTACTCCCTGAAAGTCTCAGCCGTTGGTTCCGGCGGTGAGAGTGCCCTGAGTAACGTGGTGACTGCTGCTGTTGCTGCTAAGCAGCTTTATGTTGATCAATATTCAGGAGGAGTCACGGTTGATAGCGGGTCTGGACCTATAGCCATCACACCCAATACTTTTGTCAGCTTAGCTGGAAGATCATCATTCACTGTGACAATTAAGGCCCCCGGGGGAGCCTCCGGAGACCCCAGTGCAAACGGGGCGCAAGGTGGGAACGGCGGGGAAATAGTTGCCACATTCGGCTCACTGGCGGGCACATATGGTATCCATTCAGGGAATACAGGTGCGGGGTCCGGCACTGGAACAGCGCAGCAGGCTGTTGTCTCAAATGACCCACTTTACGCTTACGTTGGTGCAACAGAAGGTGGTGCTTCCCCATCTACTGCGACTGCGGGGGGTGGCGGAAATGGGGATGATGATAATGGCGGGGGTAGTAATGCGGATAATCCAATCGTCCCGTCAGGGGGGACTACAGGTATCGCCATCGGAAATAATGGGAATGCCGAGGGTGACGGAGGAGAGGGAGAGGGTAGTGGTTCAGGCGCTTCCGGAGTTTACAAAAATGTTTCTTCTGTGAGTTATGTCAACGGAGGCGGTATGCCTCCTGATACCGCAGGCACAATTGCTATCGTGCTCCACTACTAAGGACCGCCATGACTGATTTCGGTGTAAATTCGCTCAGACTTGTTTTATACGGGTGGGATGAAATTTACGATGCAAGCCAGGTCGCGCTTAATACTGCGTATGGCCAACTGCTTGTATCGCCTGATTACATGATTCACGCGGGGTATAATGCAGATGGGACGATGAGCCCGACAGGTGACTATGCAGTCGAAACGGATGATTCGCAGGACCCGTCAACGTGGTCCTACAACTATCAAGCCCCCGTTTCGCGTGCAGCGGCTATCGGTACACCCTTCGGTTACAACATTCCGTGGCTTGCCGGTAATAACTATACTAATTGGGTAGTGGCAAAACTTGCTAGCTTAGGGGTCAAGTGGGTCAGGGAATGGGCTACAGTCGTTGGACAATGGGACAGACTGCTAAGGTCAGGTACCAGAGATGCAAACGGGTATGCTAGCGGGCCGATAGTTTTTGACAGTAATTATGACTGGTCCGTAATTGACGGCATGGTTTCTGCGACAGCAACCTATGGGATTAAATTAGTTCTTACACTCCCTCCCATCGACCCCCTATCGGTAGGGTCAATATGGATGTTAATGCCGGGAGAAGCCTATTTAAGTTCCCGATACATAAATAACCTTTACGTCCCGCTTATGCAGGCGATTGCGACTCGTTATCAAAACTATACCCATATTTATATTGACCCTATCAACGAGTATACGTATTCTCAGCATCCAGCAACCCAGATAATTGCCTATCAGAGGGCTATTTATAATGCTTCCCACGCAATTACCAATAATATCAAGGTCCAACTTACCTCACAAATATGCTCACCCACAGATTTTAACGATGTGATTGGTCTTGTCAACGCTATCGGGACAGAGCACATCTACGATGAGTACGTTGTGCCACATCTTTACGATTACTACCCCACCAACACCTTTAACTTAGGGGTTCAAACTGCGGCACTCAACGCAACCCTGGCAGCGAACGGAAGGACCGATGTAAAGATCAAAATTGATGAATTCGGGGTGATTGCCCCTGGACAGGAGGAGTCTCTCGACACCCCATCTTATGCGGCATGCATAAACAATATGATGGCCGCAGCTTCTGCTGTCCCAAATATCGACGCTGTTTTAGCGTGGATCTCGGTCCCGTTTAGTGTTGCGAATAATTCACCTTGGGGTGCCGGTTTATGTCAGATTTGGGACTATAGTTCATACAATGCTGCAAATTATCCAGAACCTTTTGAGTATACGTCTTATCACGCGGCAATACAGGCTCTTGGTCTTACGCCACTTGTTCCGCCCCTCCAAGCCCAAAACATAACCTCAACCTCTTTCGACCTGGTGATTGACCAGACACAACTACCTGGCCCCTACTATGTGGCTTATCGGAATGGGATACCTTATATGGCGAGCAGTCAGATTCTTATCGACTCAACCGGCAACCCGCTCAGAGACAGTAACGGCAACATTCGATTGGAGGGAGCATGAGAGAAGAACTGAAAGGGATCATTTTGGCATCGCTGGTTGGCGCTGCCCTGTTGCTGATAAGCCTTGCACCGAAGCATGCTGAGGGGAAGGCGGCGGGGCAGTATTCCTCGTCATCGCATCTTTCGAGTCGAGCCAGAATTATGGTCTATGACCCCGCATCCTCAGCCGGTGGAAAGAACCGGGAGGTACTACTGACTGGACTACAGCAAAGTCAGGGGTTCTACGCCTACCGTAATTGCTCAACCGTAGCCGGGGTGATTGTCCCGACGGGGAAGGTCTACGACGCTTACAGTTATGGAACACCGTTGCCGACAGAGCTTTACTGCAATACCTGTCCGACCGCCAAACTGACCGGAGTGGTCGGGTGTTTCCAATGGGCAAGATAATTGGTCATGCGGAACGTGTGCACATTCTTTTAAGCGTAATAGCAGCAAATGTCAGTTTTGCAAACGCAGTGAAACGTATCTCAACCCCAGACCTGAATGGAGAGCCATATGAGCACCATAACCCTCCACATAACCGGGCTGGCGCCGGGAGAGTCTGACACCTGGACCGTTACCAGCGTCGATGCTACCGGGTTAGAGTCTGCGCCAAGTACGGGGCTGGTGGTGCAGATGTTGGTAGCCATAACTCTACCCCCACAAACATCAACCGTAACCCAATCAGTAAAAGTCAATCTACATTAAGGAGGAACTATGAAACTACTCACTCTCGTAGCACTACTCACCCTCACAGCCTGCGCTCACAGCACCCCTGCCCCCCAACCTAACCCTTTCGCTCAGGGCTCAAGCATTGGAGCTGTGGAGTGTTCCGCTACCACGTCCACAGTCAACGGTGCCACCTCTACAGAGATTATCTGCGGCGGGAACCAATAACCAGGCCTCGGCCACAAGGAGAATAACATGAAGTCACTACTTAACATCCTCGCCCTCGTTTGTATGCTGGCTTACACGACCAGCGCCTTTGCTTCTGCCACTTTGCCGGGAATGAGCATTCAAGGTAAGACTGACAGTTTTACTGGAGTCATTCCCGGTGGTGCTACGATCAAATTAGCACTTGGGCTTTCTTCGGCGAATACGACACTTAGTCCTGCCACGACAGCTTACAGTTCATTTACTGATTTAGGCACATCGGCCGCCACAGGTTACACCACTGGTGGGGCAACGGTGTCTGGTATTTCCGTGGTGGCTACATCAGGGGCAACAGCACCTAGTAATAGTTCTAATGCCGCTTGTACTGCGTCAAATGCGCCTTATGGATGTTGCACCGGTAGTGGAACAGGCACATGTAACCCTAGAGCAGATTTAACTTGGACTCCGGTGGTTTGGACACTGCCTAGTTCTGGTGCAACATCGCTTGCTGCTGATTTGGGGTGTCTTTATAATACTAACGGCCATATAATCGCCATTTTTGCCTTGTCTGGTACTGTAGGGACAAACGTAACAGCCTCGGGTAACAGCGCGACTCTTACCGTATCCAGCCCCACGGTATCTAACTCCCAACCTGGCGGCTTGTACGCACAGTAATCTAAAGCCGCCTCAGTGATGAGGCGGTGTCCTTACCACAGAGCAGAGCGGCGATAGCACGGACGGGGATAGCATTAACAAGGTGACAGGGGGGTTAAAATGAGAACTTTTCTTACAGCAATCATCCTAGCGCTTGCACTTACGGCTTGCGGCTCGGGCCAGCCTCAGCCGGTCGTATTCGACCCGGTGCGAGCGTTCAGCACCGAGACTGCACCGCCGGTCACATTCTACGCCGGCGAGGAACTGGCGGTGCAGTTCAACGGGCAACCGGAGACTCCCTACTTGGTCCGGTGCACAGCGGACACGACGATCTCTGACATGCCGGTTTGGACGCTGCAACAGTGGATAAATATGTGCCTGGGGGAGAAGAGCGTTGAGGGGTTTGAGTTGGAGAGGTAGGCATACAAGCCCGTTCCATAAGGAGTCATTATGCAAGAAGCCCTGAGATATGACAAAGGTTTAGGCAATGAAGCAATTTACAGCAGGGTTACCAACGGTGCCACCTTCTGGGACTTCATCGCCCTTGCATGGGTCGGAGCGGAAACCGGTAACTGCAGGATGTTCATGGACGAATTTGACGATACCTCGGCAACACAGTCGTGGTACTGGGCCGAATTGCTCCCTCCTGGAGCGGGCCCTTACAACATCGACGTGGTGTTGCTGTCTTCCGGTGCGGTGATAGGGAATGACTTTTTTTTAGCTGACAGCACTTCTCTGTATAGCGGGGTGAAGTGCTCTGGCATCATCGCTATTGTCGGCCAGCAACTCTGGGACGCCTCAAACATACAATGGCCCCCTGCCGTGCTGCTCTGGTATCTCAACTATGCCGTGCGTGAAATCGTTAACCTGAAACCTGAAGCGGGCAACGTGATTGGCATCATCCCGCTAGTGGCCGGGACCAGGCAGTCTGTGCCGGCCGCATGGAACGACCTGGTGAACTTGAAACGCAATATGGGTGCGAACGGTGCCACGCCAGGGCTGGCAATCACCGAGATCCATGTTGATACCATCGACCGCACCATTCCGGACTGGCACGCATGGCCACCCGATCCGGTGGTGCGCTACGTCATTGACGATGACCGGGACCCCCGTTCCTTTGATGTGTTTCCACCGCAGCCAGTGGCAACCTTGCAGCAGGTAGAGGCTATCGGTTCGGCTTATCCGCTTAAGGTGACTGACCCGGTAAACGGCATGTTCCCGCTCCAGGCAGAATACGAGGTCCCCACCGCGGATTACATGATCTACAGGGCTCTCTACGAGTCAACCTCGATCCCTAACGCTCTGACTAAAGCAACGTCTTCGCTCAACAAGTTCATGCAGTACCTCGGCGCCGGGAAGCAGGCCACCACGCTCACCAAGGCCAACCAAGGGGGGCTGTGATGTCGTTAGAACAGTTTGAACAGTGGGGTGGTAAGGTTCCGCGCATTTATGACCCGCGCGAGATCCCGCCCGGGAAGGCCGTGCTGGCCAAAAATTGCCGGTTCGACCACGGAGGGATACTTCCGCTGCAAAGCGACACAGCAGTGGCCACCCTACCCAACGCCGGCCCGATCTTGACGCTATTCTTCTACCAGGGGGAATACTGGCTTGCCTGGAACTCGGACGTTGACGCCGTACTCACCCCGACACCAAACGACCAGTACCAGAGGGTCTATTACACCGAAGGGGGCGTACTCAAAGTTACCAATTCAACGCTGTTCAAACAAGGGGGCACGGCATACCCTGAAAAGTTCCTGCTTCCCTCCCCTCCGGCGCCATTCAACTTACCGACCATGCAGCAGTACCCGCTGGTGCCGTGGCCCGATATCCCGAAAGGCCTGCCGGTCTTCCTGTCAATCCACATGATCTCTGTTTTAGGTGATGTGGTTTTGGTTCAATTCTATTCCGGAACAGCGTCAACCATTGGAGACACCAACGCTCCGGTGTTGTTCCATTCCACAGGGATACCTGCGCTGGACGGCAACATCATCGCCTTTGATGCTTACTCTTTGGCCGGCCCCTATCCGCAAATTACGCTCCCCTCAATCACCGGGCTGATTACCGGAGCTTTGACCGCTGTGACCGCTGGTGCACCACCGAGCGCGACAGCACCCTCACATGGTTTGGTCCCTGGAGATATCGTGCTGTTCTCTGTGACAGGCATGCCCGCTCTGGACGGTCACCAGGGGAGCATCACAGTTTTCGACGTAAACACGTTCACCATTGTCGGCGTCGATACCACAGGGGAAGTATTCACATCGGGGACGTTCACTTTAGTTTCCCGCACCTACGGCGCCACCTACATCTGGCCGGCCGAGAACCTCACCGCACCAGTGGCTATCTCCACTGTAAGTGGTGACACTATCTCCAGAGCCAACCCCTGCGCGATAGAACATACCACACACGGTTTGACGACTGGCGACTGCATAGGCTTCCCTGATATGGTTGGTATGACGCCGTTACAGGAACAGATGGTGTCAGTCACAGTGGTTGACGCTAACAATTTTACCCTCGACGGCGTGAACAGCAGTTCCTACCCTGCTTTTGTCTCGGGTTCTTACATCAGGATCCCCACCATCAGCGTACCCCGCGATCCGACGCAGCAACAGTCAAGGTACTACGTCGAGACCTACGTGAACCAGTATGGCGACGAGGGGCCGCCTACCGCAGCATCGGCCATCATTTACGTGTACGACGGTGACACGGTGACGCTGACGTGCAACAACGTGTTCGCTACTTTAGCGGTGATGGAGGTCGCAGTTCCGGCTACAGCAGGGTCCAACGGGTTCATGGGGTACGTCACGGCAGATGGTGCCAACGATGGACAATGGAAGTACACCGGTGCTTACATCGGAGGTGTCTGGCGCGGGATGTGGACGCAATCATCTCCCGATCCTTACGGGGTATCGTTCAAGAATTTCTACCGTTCGAACATCGACGACACCGGCGCGGAAGTCGTGCAATTCCTGGCGCAACTGCCGATAGCCACAGTGACGTTTCAGGACAACATCGCAGCGGCGGCCCTCGGGGAGATCCTCGCTACCTCAGAATGGGACGCGGCCCCCCAGGGTGTCACCGGGTTGATCGGTATTCCTAACGAGGGAATGGCCTGTTATATCGGCAACACCATCTGTTTGGCCGTGCCGGGATTCCCCCACGCCTGGCCGGCCTCGTATCAGAAGGCCGTCGAGCGGAACATCATGGGGCTTTTGTCATGGGGCACCACAGTCGTAGCACTTACCGAGGGACTCCCCGAGGCGGTTACCTTCACTGATCCCGTCAACAGCGTGCCGGAGAAACTCGAGAGCGGGTTTTCCTGCTCTAGCAAGCGCAGCTTGGTCGACATGCTCACCTATTTCATGTACGCCTCGCCGGAGGGTTTGGTGGCGATCGGGCCGAGCACACACGGAACGGTGGTTACCGCAGATCTGTTCAGCCGGGAGGATTGGTCCGCGTACCAGCCGGCGACGGTCTCCGGGTATCTTTGGGAAGGGCGCTATGCCGGTTTCTACGGCGGGACGGCGGGCTTTATCTTCGACCCGGCCACCAAGAACTTTGTAGATCTGGATTTCTTCGCCACGGCGGGCTACCGGGACCCGGCCACCGGTATACTGTACCTGCAGGTAGGGACCGGGCTGGTGTCCTTCGCTACGGCCACGGTTGCCCCCCGCAGCATGGATTGGAAGGGCGGCTGGAAACTGGTGAAACTGACGCAGTTCAGCGCCATCAAGGTGCTGGCAACATCCTATCCAGTGGTGGTCGATGTCTGTTATCCGCTGTTGGGTCAGACGTTCACTGTCACGGTGGTGGGTCCCCGGCCGCAGAGGTTGCCGCAGTCGCAAACTATGGTTGACTCTGTGCAGTTAAGGGTTTATGGTAACGCCGGCTCTACGGTGGTGTATCTGGCGTCTTCGATGGAGGAATTGCCGCAATGACAGTCACAGTAAAAGTGAAAGCACCAGTCATAAGCGCCACGGACTCCAGCGTCAAACAGGACTTGCAGCGCATCAGAGAGTTTCACGCCGCAGCTGACAAAGCGGGCGGCCACGTCACTGTGCAGGACTTGATCGACTTGGGACTGATCAACAGCGCGGGGAAGAAGAAATGACACCACCGGGCCGTGTCGTCAACTTCCCCCTCAAGGACATCTGGCCTCACGTCCTGCCCCGCATCGAGGCGATGCACCGGAGGTACGCCAACGCGCTCGACTGGAAGCCCGACGATGTATTCCAAGCCTGTTGGAACCGCACGGCGGTCATGTTCCATTCCAGCGAAGACGACAGCTTCTGTGTCGTCAAACAGAAGTACCGGGGCGGGGAACTGATCATGTTCGTCTGGATCGGCTACAGCGCCACCGGCCACATGAAGCAGAGCACCGACTTACTGAGAGAAATCGCCCGCAACATCGGGGCGTCCCGCATAGAGATGGCATCGCCCAGGACGGGGTTCGACCGCTGCAAAGGGTGGCGCCGCAGCATGACCACCTACAGCCTGGAGGTCTAAATGAGCAACAACAGTTCCAGCGGGACGCCGGAAACCGCCGAGCAGGTCCAGGAAGCCAAGAACAACTCCCAGATGTGGTCCTACGTCCAGCAGACCTACACCCCCTTAGTCGACAAGTACATCACGAAGCAGAACACCGACATGAACAGCGGCGAAGAAGGCAAGAACGTGGCCGGCCAGGTCGGCGCCGAGGTTGCCAAGGGCATGACCAGGGCCGCACTCACATCTCCCGCGCAGAACGCCACGGCCATGAACGACCGCGCCAACACGGCGGCGGGGATCGAGACGCAGGCACAGGTGACCGCAGCGGGCAAGGTCAAGGACCAGTTGCTTTCGGGCAACCAGAACGTGATCGACATCGGGCGCGGGCAGCAGACCGGGGCGATGCAGGACCAGTCGCAACTCGCCGGCCAATCCCTGCAGGTGGCGGAAGCCGGCAAACAGAACCAGCTCATGGTGCAAGGTTCCGAACAGAGCGCGGAGGGCGCGGCGGTCGGGATCGGCGGCGGGCTGGCGATGCGCGGCATGTTCCCGAAATCACCGGTCCCCGCCGGCACGACGCAGGTATAGGAGACCGCCATGAATAGTTTTCTCGGGGAACTCGGCAATCTTTTCCTCTCTACGGACCCAAGCACCGTTGCCAGCAACAAACTGGCGACGGCGGC